TTGAAGTTCATCTGACAGTTAGAACGATGACGAGTGAATCCGCCATCAACAAACCCCGCTCGCTCATGCCACGCTTGGGTTGATACGTCATACACCCAAGTCTTACCCGCTGACGGAAAAGTTAGGACATAAAACGCATGTCCTTCTTGCTGATAAGTGTAAGCAACAGCATCAGAAATGCTGCCGTAGTTCTGTATGGCGTATTCAACCGCATGGGTGGAAATGCGTTGACCAGTGTAGCCGTTGGCACGATAAACGATCCCGTTACCACGGGCGTCAGAACCTAACCAAAAGATTGCATTGTCGAGCTTGGCAACCGAGTAAGTCGCCGCACAGCCGATCTCATTGAATGCGCCTTGAACCCGCTGCAATGGGAAGTCTGTGAGACCTGCGTCATACCAGACCTCGACAGAGTTTGTTCCAAACAGCCAGACTTCTCGGTGATCAATGATCATCGACACCAAGCCATCTGGAGAGCCCTCGGCACTCGCAAAATCCAGAGGGTCTACCGATGTACCATCAAGCAGGCTTGTCACCCATACACGCTGACTGTTGGGCTCAATGAACACAAAGTACCCGTCAAGATATCCGACAACCGATGCTCCAGGAAAATCGCCGTCGGTGATCTGTGCAAAAACACCCGTTGAGACGTTGTAGATGTAACTTGGGCCGTTACAAGCAATAAACAATTGGTTGCCATTGTCGGCCATGCTGACAGGCCCACTGCCGGTCACCGTGCCAATTGGCACATAGGTCCAGTTGGTCGCTAGCTTATAAACGGTCTGCCCGCTGACAACGTAAGCATAACCGCCGTAAGACCAAAGACCACGAATAGGGCCGCTGCCAATTGTTGCCAACTTTCGCAGGCCTGGTGCTCGTTGCAGAAAAGCGGCTTCCTTGCCACCTTCCGCAACAATCTCCGGGAATAGGTTCACCATTCTGTTGTCAGCAGCATTGACGCTGCGAGCAACGTAGCTTGAGCCGAGAATGGGTGTTTTCATCAGTAATTGCCAGCGTACACGTTGAACCGCTGCCTTGTCGCCACCAGCGAGTACGGCATGCTCATGATGTCATCAGGATTGTTGATCCGCTTGATGTTGCGTTTGGAGACCATCGCAATCCGGGCCACCGTGGGCGGAGGCTCAACGCCAAATTCCGGCGCAATTTCACAGGCCAGGTTGTACTTGAACGCCCTAAGGTAACCAGGCGGGAAGTACAGGTTCGTCGCCAATGTTGCAGGCTGCGTCAGCTCCTGAACCGAAACAAAATGCCATTCCAGTGCCCGATTTGGTCGCGGGTAGATGGTCATGGAGATGTCGGGGTTCTGCATGTTTACCCACATTACCTGCGGATAAGTTGAGGTCACCGTCTTAACGGCAATACCGTTGTATTGCTGTTGGTTGATCAACTTGATACCAAACGAGACGTTTGTGGACGGATCTCGAAAGTACGTAGAGTCTTCCAACAACACAGGACGGTTGCCCACAAAGTCACCGGTTGGCCCCAGAGTCCGAGTAAGGGTGTCGGCAGGCCAAGTGAAAACTTGGTCTTGTGTGCTGTAGATCATCAGCCGCTCAGTGTTCCACGAATCAATCATTTGATTCATGGCAGTCAAAGCGTCTTGCGATGTTTCGGCAGAGGGAGTCTCCCCTTCTGCCAGCATTCCAATCAGCCTAAGTGCTGAGTAGATTTGGTCTCCGGCTGTTGCCATGTCTCGTGTTCCTTCCTGGGAGGTCTGCCACGGCGCTTGATCTCCAGAACATTAACCGGAGCCGCATCAACTGGGGGAGTCTGCGTGGCCAAATTATATCGCACCCACCCATTTTGCTCATCATATTCGGCCTCAAGCTCCATCGTGGCAATCTTGGTGCCATGCACCGGGTGCTTCAGATAGATATTCATTTGATTCCCACGCCCATCAAGTTGTTGAACATCATGCGTCTCGTATGGACTTCGGAAAACATCGCCATGGCCTGCCTCAGCGTATCTGATACGAAGCCACAATGGTGGGCCATGTAAGGATTGTCCTCAATCATCTCCCTCATGCCGTACATGAGATCAAGCCCCGTGATTGGGCCGGCAGGAGACACGTAAAGGATTTCCTCTGTGGCCTTAGCATCTTCGAGATCAGGGACGATAATGATCGCCTTGCCGCCCGGCTTCAGAACGCGATGGAACTCGGAAACAACCTTGTGAACTTCGTGCGGGTAGACGTGCTCAAGAACATGGCTGCAATAGACCATGTCGAATTCACCAATGTCGCCGAGTTCAGTCACGCTGGCAACAACATCCGGCTCGCACCTTGCATTCGCATCCAATCTGACCTCGACACAGGCAGGAAACCACTCTGGGAGTGGTTCCCGCCCGCATCCTGCGTGAAGCACCCGGATCAAGCCGAGCCCTTCCACAGACCCAGTGCGGTCAGCGTGTTCATGATTTCTTGAACAGCAGCCAACTGGGTTGCGCCGAACGATGCAGAAGTCGCAAGGTTCGACGTGGCTTGCACCGATGAGGCGCGTTGAGTAGAAGGCGTCTTGCCGTAGAAGCCCACAGTGCCACCCGACTTGCCAATGATGGCAGCGTCAAGTTGCGGGTCTTCGTAAGCAACGCCAACAGCTTTGGTATTAGGCATTTCTTAACCCTCGTATAGATCACCGCCGGGTTGTCTACGTAGGAAATTGTGAAAGTTTCCTTTGTATTCTTGCTCGGTGGTGTGGTGTGAGATATCCAAGTCGGGGATCAGCACGATTTCTCCTCCGCATTCTCGCCAGTTACGACAGAAAGCGTAGTCCTCACCGTACCAAGTCCCCTTGTGAGCGCCGTGGTTGAACAGATCCACATACGGGTAATACTTTTCCCCGTAAACAAGATCTGGGTAGGCCGTCATAAACTTGTTGACGGCCTCTTTAGTGACCTTCAGAAACCCGGCTGGAGCCGAATGCGCAATCAGATTGCCGTCTTCTCTGACCATTGGGGTGCCATCGGGTTGCGACAACACAGCCCCCATGTATTCCTCTTCATCCTTCTTGAATCGATAAGTTCCGCAGACAACATCGCCTTTGGTCTCAATCAACGTCAGAAGATCTTGAGGCTTCCATGAAACATCATGGTCAATGAAAACAATAACATCTGCCTTGGCATCCAGAGCCTTCCGGAGCATCGTAGACCGTGCATGAGAGATGTACGGGCAGCCAATCTCCGAAACCATGCCTTCATCCCACCCCGCCTCTTTGATGAGGGGAATGGAAGCGGCTAGGCTATCAAGCGTGGCCTGATAGGGCTTCTTCAGCGTGGGAATGCAGAAGATCGCTTTCATGCGCTATTAGGCCGTAGCCCAAACACCCAGACCGATCAGCGTCAACTGGATCTCTTGCAGAGCAGCCAGTTGGGTTGCGCCGAAAGAGGCAGAGGTAGCCAGGGCCGAGGTGGCGTGAACAGCAGAGCTGTAAGCACGTTGCACCACGGGGGTCTTGCCGTAAAAGCCAACTTTGGAGGTGGCTGCGCTACCAACGGTCACGCCGCCGGTGCCTGCGCCGAGGGCGACAGGTTGACCAGATGCGCCAACGTTCAGGGTTTCATTGACGTTGCCGTCGCCGGCTTGGTAGCCGTCACCAACTTTAGGAAGTGCCATGATGTGTTCCTTTCAGATATTTGAAACAGGGGCCGAAGCCCCTTGTATTACTTAGCCCCAGATACGGCAAGCCATTTGCGGACGAATCACGCTGTAACCGTACAGAACGTCAATACGGCAAGGCATGCGGTCGTTGTTGATGTCGTACTGACGAACAACACGCAGGCTGATACCGTTGTGGACTGCACGAGCGGCCATATCAACACCTTGGGGCAACAGCAAGTCAGCGGTTGCAAAGGTGATGGCGTCCTTGTGATAGACCAAGTTTTGAGCGTACTGCGTTGCAGCAGAACCCAACATGGTGATGGTCTTGCTGTTGCCAGCCAGAGCGTTCACGGTTGCCAGAGCGTGGCTGGACGAGTACATGGCCGGAGAGAACTTCAGCGTACCAGTGGAGGAAGCGGTAAGGTCTTCCGTCACGGTGAACTGTTGCAGAGAGCCGGTGGACTCGCGGGTTTGCGGGTTAACAGCAAAAACGCCGTCGATGGTGAACACATCGCCAACTTTCCAGGTCTTGCTAGAGCCGGTGAACTGGATGCTGATCGAGGTGGCGCCTTCGGTGGTCACAGCAGCAGCGGGGCTGAGGGTCGTGCCCCAGTCGCCGGTGGTGTGCTGTTTGATCGACTGAGACATGTTGATCTCGTCGAAGCCGAGGATGCCAGTGCCCATCATGCCATTCTTGAACTGCTTGGAAATGGTGTCGGTGGGGTTGAACAGGCCCTTCATACCTTCAACTAGACCGGCGTTAGCGGCAGGGTTGACGGTGGCGTAACGGGGGCTCATCACAGCAGCGTTTTCGTTCAGCTTTTGCTGAGCTTGCAGCAGAACCAACGAAGTGCCAGGGGTCGTGCCAGGGGTGCCAACAGAGTTACCGATGCTCTTGTAAGCGTTGGCAACGTCAGCATCAATAGAGGCGGCCAATTGGCTGATACGAGGCTTCAGAACGCGGTCTGCGAAGTCGTCCAATTGCATGGTCAGCTCGGCAGAGGTGAAGTTCACGCCGATATGCTTTTGATTGGAGACAGACAGGGTGGTAAATTGCTCGTTGTCGTCCTGAACTTGCAGGGCGGCACCGTCGGTCACCAGAGCGCGGTCAGGCAGGCGGATACGCAGCGTGGAACCGATCTTTGCACCTTCAACAGCAAAACTGTCGTCGTACTGACGGTTAACGTTACGGGTGAGCACAAGGTTGTTCTCAAGGATCTCAAGAGCCTTGCGGGTGATCATATCAATAGTTAACAGGCTGTTTGCCATGATTCTTCCTTAACGGTTACGTTGAGCTTCCAACTTCTTAATCTGCCGTTGACGCTCGGCTTCGATCCATTGGCTTGCGCTCATGGTCTTGATGGATCGTGGATCCGTCGTGTCATAAGCGGGGCTGCCGGTCGTGCGAGCCGTCACAGGTGTGATAGGCGTTGGGGCGCTTGAAGTTTTCTTCACAGCGGGAGGGTTTTCGGACAACTTTGCCTCAATCTTCCCGATCTCTTTGGCCTGCAAAAATGGCGACAAACGAGAAATACGCTCGGCTTCTTTGGGGTTTGATCCTAAGAAATAAGCAATGTCAGGCCCAATGTCAGACGCTTGAATGGTCTCTGCCATGACGTTCGTGACGGGCAGCTTAGGGTTGTAGGCGACTTGTTCAAAGTCATCGTACTTGCCCCGAGCATCCTCCTCACGTTCGTGATAGGCCTCAACCATCTCCTGCCTAGCCCGCTGCTGTTC